TTAGAAAAATGTATTGAAGACTATCAAGGTGCTAGACAAAGTTACTATGAGAAATTAAGTACATTTTCAACTTTTGGTAAAGGTTGGACAAGACGAGTAGATGAAACTACTGAATTAGCCTTGTCAATGGTCAGCTGAAAAGTAGAACCGTTTAAATCGGAAAGAGATTATATAAACAATTTATATTGTCGAAAAGGCACCTAGGGTTGCCAAAGCCCTAGTTGTCGTATATAATGAATAGATAATGCAAAAAGGAGAATATTATGGCGTTTAATTTTGTAAAACTGGATGAGAGTAAACTTCCTAAAACTAAAGGCAAGCGTATTGATGGTATGAGGTTTTATGATGTAGATGGTCATAACTATCCTTCGGTCACTACGGTACTTGGTTATAATACTGGTGACGGTATTAAAAAATGGCGTGAATCAATTGGTGAAGATGTTGCCAATTACGAAATGCGTAGAGCAGCTGCTCGTGGTAAAGCCACACACAATCTAATCGAACAATACATTAAAGGTGAAACTGCTTCCGAATCAGCAGTATTACCTATTGGTCTATTCAGACTAATTAAACCTTATGTTGACCAGATTGATAATGTACATTTGCTAGAGGCAATCATGTACAGTAAAAAACTAACACTTGCTGGTCAGGTCGATTGTGTTGCAGAATATAATGGTAAACTATCTGTTATTGATTTTAAAACCTCTAATAAGTTTAAGCAAGAGGAGTGGGTACAAAACTACTTTATGCAATGTACGGCCTATGCTATTATGTATGAAGAGCTATTCGGTAAACCCATAGAACAAATTGTTGTCCTTATTGCCTGTGAAGATGGTACAGCACAAACTTATATCAAAGAGAAAAAAGATTTTATCGTACCGCTTACAAAGCAAATTGAAGGTTTTTATAAATATTATGAAGAACTAAACAAAGATAAAATTAAGCAAGATAGTTAAAAAATTGGCCTCATTTTATCAAACACGGAGGCAAACCATGAAATGGTTTTTTTCAACAGTAGCAATAGCAATAGTATTACTTTTTAGTTTTAAAGCAAATGCTACTGAACATGGTTATGATTTCAGATGGCAAAGTATACCAGTTATTTGTGGTACACCAGATGAAGTAAATAGATATATTGAAAATGAAGAATTTGAAATTGTAAGTATGTCAGTAGGCAGAGAAAATGCACAACCAAATGGTGCACCTGCTTATATTGTAACATATTATATCAGTAAAGATGGCACAGAATCAATATCAGCTGTTACATCACCTTCTGGTACTGAAACTTGTATGTTATATAGGAGTTTTGATTTAATGTCGTCTAAGACGGCAACATAGAATTACTTGTTGACTATAAGTGCAATAGGTGTACTGGACGAGGGTGCAACTCCCTCCACCTCCACCAAAAGCACATAAAGAGATTAACACAGACAATCTTTGTGTGCTTTTGGGGGGTGTGGTAGGTTCGACAGGCGCTGAAAGACTTATAAGAGAGTGATAGGTGGCAACCTTTCATGCTAATTAAACGCAAACGATAATAACTTTGCATTAGCAGCCTAGGCTGTTTAGGGTTTTGTGAGTTTTCCTCGTAACAGAATAAACTCACGCTTTACTTTTAAACAATAATAGTATATAATGAGAGAATATGAACAGTAAAGAATTTAGTTTAAAAATTGAGAGCATATCTAAACAAAAAAGATGTTCTTACATGGATGCCATACTAGAGTTTTGTAAAGAAAACGACCTTGACCCTAGTACAGTTGGCAATCTCGTATCAAAATCCCTAAAAGAAAAAATCAAAGCAGAAGCATTAGGCCTTAAACTATTAAAAGGGTCTTCATCAGCACCTCAAGGAAAGTTACCGATATGAACATACAATTAATTGATAAAATGGGAAGTGACTTATCAGTTGTAAATGCAGCTCGTGTATCATTTGCCAAAAAGAAAGATGTATTAGACCAATCAGATGAAAAGTTAATTAAATATTTGGCAGACCATGACCATTGGTCACCTTTTGGCCATACAACATTACAATTCTTAATTAAGGCACCTGTGTTTGTTGCAAGACAATTAGTAAAACATCAAGTTGGTTTAGTGTGGAATGAAGTAAGTCGAAGATATGTAGATTACGAACCAGAATTTTATGTGCCATTTATGTGGCGTGGTAAACCAGAAAATAAAAAACAAGGTTCTAGTGAAGATGAAATAGAATATGATATTACACCAACAATGCAATATTGCAAAGAAACATATAACAATTTATTACAAGCTGGCATTGCACCTGAAATGGCTAGAATGGTATTACCACAAAACATGATGACAGAGTGGTATTGGACAGGTTCATTAATGGCATTTGTTCGTGTTGTAAATCTAAGAGTAAAACCTGATTCGCAAGAAGAAACAAGAATGATTGCTATACAAATGTCACAACATTTAAAAGACCATTTTCCTATTAGTGCAAAATACTTATTAGAAAGAAATTGATGTTAAAAGTTATAGATAATTTAATGCCAGAAAAATTTGTAGGTGAATACCATGATATGCACATGAGAACTTTCCCATGGTATTTTAATAACTGGACAATATTACCTGGTCGAGAAAAAAACTTTAAATGTGATTTAACTCAAATAGATGTAGGTCAATTTGTACACATTTTTTGGACTGATAATAATGAGAACTCAGATTATGCAAAAGTGCCACTTGAAATTTTAAAAAAGCTTGTAGATAAACATAAATTTAAATTTGACGGTATCGGTAGAATAAAGAGTAATTTAACTAACAGAAAATATAGAGATAATAAAACATTACAACCTATACATAACGATATGGATGAAAAAAATGAATTTGTTTCTTTAATTTATTATACACATGATTGTGATGGTGATACGATATTTTTTAAAAAAAATGGTGATGTAAAAAAAAGAATTAAACCAAAAAGAAATAGAATTGTTATATTCAATTCAGATACACCTCATGCAGGCCAAAATCCTAAGGAATATGAATATAGAATTGTTACAAACTTTGTTTTAAAGGTATAAAAATGAAGAAATTTAAAGATAATATTGATGATTTTTTTAAGTGGGTCAAAGGTACTGAACTTGTCGAATTAGATGACATAGATGTATCAGAGGATCCTGTAAGACCTGAGCTGACCCTTGGTTTCCGTATTATGCACGGCCGTAAAATATTTGGTCTAAAGTATAATGAAGAAATTGAGGCGATTGTGTGTATAGCATTATGTCCAGAGGTTCCTTATACAGTAAGAGAAATGGATTATATGTCACAAGCTGCCAACCAAGATGGTCAGCGAGGCGAAATTGTAGTTGCATATACTGTATGGTCTAGGAAACGAGGTGCAGGTAAAGAAATTATTAAAAAACTTGCCGAGTGGGCTGACACACAAAATTTTAGTAGATTGGTAACTTTATCACCATTAACTACAATGGCTACACATTTTCATATTAGAAATGGTGCCAAACAAATACATATTAATAATGAAACACAAAACTTTGAATACAAATTAAATGAATAGAGATATATTTGAAAGTGTAATAGATGTAGGTAGTGGTTTTATATTGGCTGTTCTTATACAGTTATTAATATTTCCATTATTTGATTTACACCCTACCATATTTGATAGTATGGGTATTGCTTTAATATTTACCGTAGTGTCAATGACAAGGTCAGCATTATGGCGTAGATACTTTAGAAGGAATAGAAATGTATGATGGATTTTCAGTATATAAAACTTACTTGGCCGTCAAGTTACATTTTACTTCGGCTTCATATGATTATCATAAGTATGAAGGCAAAATCAATGCGAAACTGGATACATTTACAAGCAGGAATGATAGGTACTTTTTTCATAAGCTTAGTAAACAGTATAAAGAAGATGAAATACTTGATTTCTTTGTGGCTAATTTCGCAAAAGATGATAAGAAATGGGTAAAGAGTTTATTAGAAAATGATGGCAAAGGGAACTATTTGGAGTATCGAAAGTATAAAGAATCGGTTAGTTATCACTTTCGAAGCGATTGTAGCCTACTCTATGATAACATTGGGGGCGATATGGCTAGGTTTAATGATGTGTTACTCGTACATAATGGACAACATCCTACAATGTTACGATTACTTCTTCAAAGGAAAATTAACATCCAGTCCGCCATCATTCTTGATTCAGTTTTATCGTATAGTAAAAATTGGTCTAAAGATATTACTGAAAAAATTGTATGGCCTAAAATCGCATTTAAGATGGCCAAGTTAAAAGGTTTTGTTAAATATAATGAAACAGAGTGTAAACTAATAATGAAGGAGATATTTGTATGAACGCAATAAAAGATTTTTGGTTATCATCTTATCAATCGGATAAGGTGGCATTTTATTACGAAATGGCCAGTTTCGTTTTTATACTTGTTGCAAGTATGACTATGGCCATCACAGCAGATAATCCAGATATGAGATACATATATCCTGGTTACTTCATTGGAAGTTTAACAGCTGTGTATGCACATTGGCGAAGAAAACTAGCATGGCCAACAATGTTAG